AAATAAATGCCAGATCCAAAAGACAAATGGTCACAACCAGCAGCCCCACCCGGTCCAGTCTTCTTTAATAAGAAGGAAAGAGACTTCGTTAAGCAAGTAACTGACGAAGTTACAGATCGAGTTGTAGCCCAGCCGGTTGCTTATTATCCTCTAAGCATAGAACACTCAAACTATCACCCACTTTATGGTGAGGCAATTGAGAAGACATTTTTACCACCTATTAGAGTCTATGCTCTTGTAACTTTTGAAGGAATTCAAACTGAGACTTCAGACTTTGGTGTGGATAAAAGAGCAACTATTAATGTAAAGTTCCACAAAAGAAGACTGGGTGAAGATCAAAATGTTTTTGTAAGAGAAGGTGATTTTGTTCTTTACGGTGACATCTTCTATGAGATCACAGAGTTAAATGAACCAAAGCAATTATTCGGACAGATTGATTTCCGTTACGAGATCGAAGCTAAATGCGTAAGAGCAAGGAAGGGTAAGTTCAATGCCGAATAAATCTACAAAACAAAAAACACTTAGCCCATCAACTTTAGAGACGGTTGATTTTGCTCTTTACAACTGGCTAAATGAAAAGCTAGACATCTACACAGACTCTAACGAAGGTCGTAGAAAGGTTCCAATCATTTGGATCACCGCAGAGAGAGCTTTCCAAGTTAAAAATGATAAAGAATTAAGAGAAATTGATTCACAATCTATTATCTACCCGGCTATGGTTGTAGAAAGAAATTCAGTTTCTAAAACCACTGCTGATCAGAGGGTTATCCCAGGCAACATTTTTCCACAGATGGATAGAAAACGTGGAGCATTCCCTCTTTACAGAAGAGTGGTAAAAGATAAGACGCAAAACTTTCAAAACGCAGCAGCTAAAAGATTCACAAATCAAACACAAAACACGTTTAAACTACCTTTTGAATCAAATGAAGTTGTTTATGAAACACTCTACACTGGCTATCCAGTATTTTTAAACATGAACTACACAATTAAGATTAGAACAATCTACATTCAACAATTAAATGAAATCTTATTACCCTTCCAAAGATTCACAGGTGGTATTAATCAGTTCTTAGTAAAACATGAAAACCATAAATACGAAGCTTTTATTGAAGATGATTACTCAATTAGCAGCAATGCTTCTAATCTAGGCGGTGAAGAAAAGAAATTTGATGCCGAGATCAAAATAAAGGTTTTAGGTTATGTTACTGCCGATGGAATAAATCAAGACACTCCTTTTGTTGTAAGTCGTGAATCGCCAGCTAAGATTAGATTCACTAGAGAACGTAGTATGTTAAGTGAGAAAAACTCTAACAACGATGATGGATTCTTTAGACAATAAGCATTTTGCCTTTTGAAAAACTATTTACATTAGACTATTGTCCGAGGAGTTTTAACACATGGCAGTTTCAGCAAAAAACTTTAGATTCATTTCACCCGGTATCCGAATTGAGGAAATCGACCGTTCACAGATCCCAGCAGATGAGCCAGCAATTGGCGCATGTGTAATTGGTAGAGCAGCAAGAGGTCCAGCTTTTACCCCAGTAGAGGTAAGAAGCTTTTCAGATTTTGTAGCCACCTTTGGCGAGCCAGTAGCCGGTGGTAACGGTGGTGATGTTTGGAGAGAAGGCAACTACACTTCTCCAATGTATGCTACCTACGCAGCCCAGTCATGGTTAAGAAACGGCGAAGCCCTAACTTTCGTTAGAACATTGGGTGTTGAGTCGGATAACAAACTTACTGGCGGCGAAGCTGGTTGGAAAGTTGGAACTGCTGATTTTGAGGATGCTTACAACTCATCTAACAACACTGGTGGTGCATATGCCCTTGTTGTTGCAACAAGCGCTAGTCTTTCTCAAGCAACTGGCTTTACAGGCTCAATTGCAGCAATTTGGTATCTTGAGCAAGGATCAATGAAATTAGCTGGTACTTCTCTTGATAAATCAGTCGTCGGTGTATCTACTACTGGCTCGTCAGCTTTGTTAGTAACAGATGGAACAAGCTTTAAAGTAGAGTTTGAAACAGGGCAGTATCTTCCAAGTGGAACATTTGAATTTAACTTTACAAAAGGAAGTTCAAATTATGTAAGAAATGTCTTTAATACAGACCCAACTTTACTTGGTAGTCAAGGCGTCACAAACGGTGAAGTACGCTACTTTTTAGGTGAGACGTTTGAGAACTCAGTACCTGATGCGGGCGGCGGCAAATATATTGCTGCTATTGTCGGACTAGGCACTGGTTCCATGCATCAAGCTAGTCCAGCTATTTCAGACGTTGTATTACACGATGTGCAAAAGGCTGCTCTTGAGTCCACCACATACTCTAAGTCTGGTTGGATTTTAAGCCAAGACACATCAGGCGACACTTCATCGTGGGATAATGTAAATGAAGCAAATAACATTACTGACGGTAGAGTTAAAAAACTATTCCGACTTGTTGGTTTAGATGCTGGCGAGTGGACACAGCAAAATCTAAAAGTGTCTGTTTCTAATATTCGCGCCCCAGTTAATGAAGACGTTAACCCTTACGGAACATTTGATGTTGTTGTTAGACGATTAAGAGACTCAGACGATAACAAGCAGATTGTAGAAAGATTCAGTGGTTGTAACTTAAATCCAAACTCCGATGATTATATCCTCAACAAGATTGGTGATAAGTACAATACATTTGATGAAAGTACTAATCGCGTTATTGAAAAAGGTGAGTACGAAAATAGATCAAAATACATTCGTGTAGAGTTAAACCCAGAATTTGAAGCTGGCGGTATGGAGGGCTTATCACCATTCGGTGTTACAGGTCCAACCAAATTTGTTGATACTGTGTTTGCTCAGTCAACACAGTCTGGCTCTTACGGAGTTGTTGGTGGTTTAGGTGATTACGTTGGTGGGTATGGTGGTTATTCAGGTATAATTCTAAGTGGTACCATAGAGATGAGCGCAGGATTTAGAGTCCAGTTCCCTTCAGCGGCAACTCGCGAATCAACAACCAATCTAGAAGATTTTAGAATGGCTCACTTTGGTGCTCTACCCACACCAGACAAGAGCGATAACTTCAAGGCAGATACCATAGACTTGGTTAGAATTAAACCAGCAAACATTAATAATCAGTACGACGCTGTTACAAATGTTTTAAAATACCAATTCATTACTTTCTTAGACAATGTTGTTATCACTGGATCAGTATTAAACGCAGACCCCACAACATTGCAGGCGTCAGCAAGTGTCCTATTGTATGATGCTGATGCGCGTAAGGGTGGCTACTCGCTATCATCAACTGGTTCATATCCAACAAACTTTAATGCTGGACCATCTGGCGATGCTGGAACTTACAAGGCAGTATTGAATGCTGGAGCAGGTAATTTAACCACTCTATTCTTTGGTGGTACTGATGGATTTGATATTACAAAGTCTGACCCATTGGCTCAAAATGAAATTGCCTCTAGCGGTATCAACGACAGATTCACTAGCTATGAGATGTTTACATACTACAGAGCTATTGAAACTGTTGCAAATCCAGAGCAGGTTTCTTACAATGTGGTTTCAATACCCGGCTTGATTAACGAAAGCTTAATTAATCAATTGGTAGCAAACACAGCAGAAAGAGCAGACGCCCTTGCAGTCTTTGATATTCCATTTGGTTACATCCCAAGACATGAAAGGCTTTACTCTAGCGTTTCAACATTCAATCTAAATGTAGATTCAAATGGTGATTTAACACAAGCAGTTAATGAGGTAAAGGATAGAAAATACAACTCAAGCTACGCAGCAACTTACTACCCATGGGTCAAGATTCGCGACAACATCAACGCTAAAGATGTTTGGGTTCCACCATCTATTGCTGCTCTTGGCGCAATGTCCTACACAGACCGCGTACAAGCCCCATGGTTCGCTCCTGCTGGGTTTAATCGCGGTGGACTATCCTCTGGCGTCTCTGGTCCCGCAGTAGTTTCTACAGCCCTTAAACTATTTAAGGACGACAGAGATGATCTCTACGAGGTTGGTGTTAACCCAATCGCTACATTCCCAAATGAGGGCGTAGTCATCTTTGGTCAGAAGACTCTACAGGTTGAGCGTTCAGCCCTAGATAGAATTAACGTTCGCAGATTAATGATTTTCCTTAAGAGGGGCATTTCAAGAATTGCCAATAGAATTCTATTTGAGCCAAATGTCCCAGACACTTGGAGCAACTTTAAGAATCAGGCAATTCCATTCTTAACTGATGTTAAGACTCGCTTTGGTCTAACCGACTACAAGTTGGTTCTAGATGAAACCACAACAACACCTGACTTGATTGACCAAAACATCTTGTACGCCAAGCTGTTCATCAAGCCAGCAAGAGCAATTGAATACATTGCTCTAGACTTCATCATCACCAACACTGGGGCATCTTTTGATGATTAATTTAAGGACAAACTATTTAGGTTTAGGAGACAAAAAATAAATGGCTACAGCAATTCCAGTTTGGGCAAACCCACTAACAGAACCAAAAAGAAAATATAAGTTTATTCTTAACATCGCAGGCATCCCAGCTTATGTTGTTAAGACTACAGACAGACCAACAGTAACAGTTGGTGAGGCTAAGCATGAGTTTTTGGTTCACGATTTTAAGTTCCCAGGCAGAGTCACTTGGAATGATATTAGCATTAACCTAGTAGATCCAATTGATCCTGATGTCTCTAGTAGATTGCTAGCTCTAGTAAGAAATGCCGGTTATGTTTACCCTGGTGACTTTAGCGCATCCCCTTCAGATCCCAACTACCTAAGAAAGTCAGTTGG